CCTCTACTTTATTTGACAAATTATTGTTGTCATCATAAAAATCATATGCATTTGCTTTTCTAACAGCTTTTATATACACTTCATTCATATCTGTTTTATCTATCGTAGGAGTTTCTTCCACATTGTTATTATCGGCTTCAACTAAATCATAAGGTCGTAAGCAGAATCCATATTTATATATGTCAGAATATACAGCCATATATCTAATTGCATTAGGCCAAGAATCCCACTTTCTAGCATGAGCTACCATATGAGTGCCATTTTCTTTGCCACAATAAATTAGCGTATGATGTGTAAAATTTTTACTCATAGCTTGACTTCTTGTAAGAGTGTCAGGGCATTCCTTATTGCACATCATTATAATGTCTCCAGGCAACATATTTTCAATGCTTGTTTTAGTTATTTTAAACATTGTATAGCCACTTTTAGCTGTAGCATATTTAACAAGTGTACCATAAGCACAATACGAATCACTGCGAAAAATACTTATTAATCCCGCTTCTCCGTAGCAACAAGTAACTAAAGAGCTACAGTCGTAACAAATAGGGTCTTGTATTCCATAAAATTTGCCTTTTCTTTGCTTGGGCTTTTTAAAATTCCATGTTCTATATTCTTGGTCATAAGTAGCTAACTTATCTGTATGTTGTTGTACTATAGCTTTTGCAGTATCAACAATTGCTTGTCTTATATCACTTGCACTTGCTTTGCCTGTTCCTTTTGGAGTAGATACACCAACTCCAAAGCCTAATTTATTTCCTTGTACATCTTTGTAGTAAGGCAATTGACCGTTTACTACTTTATACCAACATAAATAAAGCTCTACGTTGTTCGGTGTTCCTAATCCTTTTTGGTCTTTAAGCGTTTGTCTGTAAGCTGCAAAATCAAACTTTAGGCTATCTAATTCCTCATAAACTTTCAACTTTGTTTGATTAGATTGAGAACTTAAATAATAAGAATCAACAAATGTATATCCATATTTATCACATACATACTTACTCACTATCCAGTTTAATGAGCCCTGTCCCATATTGTTAGCTACTAAACCAGCAAATATGTTTCCATGAGCATAATCTATGCATTGACGCAATTCCCAACAGCCGAATCTTATTTGATTTAAGATGTTTCTATCGACTGTAATTCCACTTAAAGTAGCATTCCCTCCTTTGTATGGAGTCATGTTGGAATAAGACGGAAGGAATGTTTTAGTTGTGCCATCTATATATTTTATGGTTTGAGCTTTATTCCCCCACTCTTTGAAGTATGTACTTCTTTCACATTGCATAAGGCCGTAGCCACCATTACTACCAGTAGTACTATAAGGGTCACCCCTAGATTCTCCCATTATAACTGCATATATAAGATTTACATCTAAGCCAAATTTTCTAGCATAATATTCAACTATAAGATATAACTTATATTTATTTCCTGTAGAGTCTAAATTATTTTCTGCTTTATTTTGATATTTACCTATGTCATATTTTTCATATAATGCTAATGCTTCTGCATACTCGTCATTAGCTGGGTCTGTAGTCGAAACTGTATTAGATTTTTTGATTTGATAAAATCTATCATCACCAAGCCATACCCCGTTTTTATAATCAGTTATATAAATAGGGTCGCCATCATCACCTTCATCAGGCGGAGTTGGTTTAGGATTAATAATATTGCTAATTTCATCAAATATTTTATCAATTTCTTCTTTTTCTACTCCCATTTTTTCAAGATATTCTCTTATTTTTGCAATATCCTCGTCGGTTAAGTCCCCTACACCTATACCGCCAAGAAATTCAATTATTTCTTTTATTAAATCATCACTTTTTGTAAGATTTTTTATTTTACTTTTTACTTCTTTATAATTTGCTAATGTACATTTACTTTTTTTTGCCCAATCGGTAAATGATATTTCTAATTCTGTTACCCTAGCTTGTAAATGTAATGGTTTTACATAATCATTATCTATAACATAAACTGTATCACCTATATCAATGTCATCAGAAAAATAAATTATATTTGTTTCATAGTCAAGTTGAGGTTCTTTTCTTCGTTGTAACTCTTTCCACGTTTCATTTAGAAGGTCTGCTTGGTTGCTAGCATCACATTCATAAACGCCCATTATGTAACTTCCATCATCGTTGTGAAAATACATATGAGCTTCTTCATCTGAAATAAAATCTTGATTAAGAGGTTTATCAGCTGGATTTCCGTTAGCTGTTAACCATTCAACATTTCTAAAATCAATTCCGTTTTGGCCATATCCAATTAAAGCACTACAAAATTCAGATAAATCTTCTTTTTTCTTAACGTTATCTACGTTTTCTGAATACTCAAATCTTTCATGTGTAACTTTTCCTCTTTGTCTATAGACATTTATATATTGTTTATAGACTTTATTGTTTTTTATTTCCACCGTAAACTCTATTTCTATATTGTAATTTTCAAGATTATCTTGTATTACAGTATAAATAGGTGTTGGCTTTTCAATATTAATACTTCTAAATTCATTGATTTGAGGATCTACATATCCAAGTTCAAAACTTGAATCTTGTAAAATCAAATTAAAAAATGTAGTTACATCACCTTGTAAAATACTTTTTCTAACAACTTTATTTAAAAGTTCAAGTCCAATGGTTTCGCAATAACAGGTTTTCTTGATTAGGCCATCAGAATGTTCGCTTGATGTATTTATTGTTTGAAATAATTTTGTTTTATTTTTATATTTAAAAGCAATAAAACAGCCCTTTTGTAAACTCGAAGTTCTGCTATTTGTCACTGTAGAAAATTCAAAACTTTCTGCTCCTGTATTTAAATAAATTTTATAAATATCATCAAAAAAAGGACTATTTGGATTAGCCCCGTTATTAGATAGCACGTCTATTATTTTTTTATTTCTATTTAGAATATATATTTCAGTAACTAATTCCAACTAATCCAACCACCTTTCATTAAAAATTATAGAACTTGTAATATCTGCATCACTTGAAATTTTTAAATTGTATTCGCCTGGGAGGATTTCAAAGAAATTACTGCCTATATCAACATGTTCCATGTTTTTTACATTATTTATATAAACCTCATTGTTAGCAAAATCTACTTTTAATGTATCGCCTTGCTTAAATATAGTAGTATCAATATTTTCATCTTCTCCATCTTCATTTAGTTTTTCTATAACTAATCTATTAAAAGTCATAGTATCAACAACTTTTTTATCAGCATATTTCCCAAAGAAGATAACAATATGATTTAAATCACCAAGAGGAAATTTGTCACTCTTCATTCTTTCACTTGGCAATGTTTTTACTATTTCTCCAGCTTCATTGTATTTTACTACTTCTGCATACCACTCGTTATTTTCTCGTCTTACTGTAAAATGGCCTTTAAACTCGTTCCAATTACCTGTTTTACCACTTCGAGGGGTTTTTTTCGTAACAGTTAAACTGTCATCAGAACCACTTGTTGTAATTATTGGGTCAATCTTAGGTATATTAAATTCTGAATCCTTTAAAAACTCTACATTTCCAATTTGCACAAGTGGATAAGTAGCTTCGAAGTATTCATTTTCGTCACAAATCATAACTTTGAAAAGTTTATTACCTTTTTGATCTAATCCATAACATTCTACAATACCCATTTTATCTTCTGCAGTATCAACTTCTTTATCCGTTTCTATCTGAACTTTATCCCCTTCTATAATGTAATCGGTGTAAACATATCCGGTTTGCCCTTTATAAGTTGCTTTCGTATACTTTCCTTGTTTACTATTTGGGTATACAACAATACAAGTACCTTTCGGAATTGTAGCTAAAAGTTTTGCTTTTTTGCTTCCAGTTGCTCTTAAAGATACTGATTGCTTTGTGTAATAATTTGCTGTTGTTACTGTAACTTTTTTCAAACCGGTTGAAATTTTTATCCATCCAGTTTGACTACTATATGTAGTTTTTATCCATCCATTTACAATTTCATCTGCAGTTAAATAAACACCTTTTTTTATACTTAGCAATGTTTTACTGCTAGAAAGTCTTTTTTCCTTTAGTTTTACAGTAGTAGATGTTACTTTGTATTTAGTCTTTTCTGTTACATTAGTAGAGCCAAACTCGTTATATTCAAGTTTACCTGTACTGTCATGATAAAAATACATACTACATTCGAAATCAGTAACATTAGAAGGTAAATTATATCTTAATGCAGGTCCATGCCAATCGTCCCCACTGCCATAATCAGCCGCCTGTATACACCAACTAGAGCCACCATCATTTGGTTGAATAGTACCAGTTATAGTTCTTTTAGCATCAACTTCCCCTGTTACTGATACAAATTTTTCTGTAGTTTCACAAGGTTCATCAACAATAGTAGAATTTTTTTCTTTCTTTTCGTTAACTAAACTAGGATATTCACCAACAAGTATTGCTTTTCCGTCTTGACCATCTATTTGGCAATATGTTGCTTCACCGTTGAAATCAACTTCTACTATAGCAGGAGTGCTTGTATTTCCTTCGTTTGTAACAGTTATCTTTTTTCCACCATTGAAAATCTTTGCATCACTGTTGTGCGAAAAAGGTATTGGGCATATAAATGATGTTTTTATTCTTCGCATACCTTTAGTAATTTTTTCTTTTGAAAACTTGCCGTCAGGAATTGCTAGATAAACTCTTTCATTGTCATCTATAACAAGTTCTTTTTCCTCAGAAACATCAAATATAGATGATAAAGTATCAATAATATCTTTACAATCTTCTTCTGTATCTGATTTTATATCAAAAGTAATCGTTATTTCTTTATAATCATATTTTGAATTTTGATAATATCGTCCGTTTTTAGATGGAGGATCTAAAAAGTTATTTACTCTTTCTGACATCAAAGTTGTATCTATCGAAATAACTTTGACAAACATTTCTAAATCAATGTTATTAAACTTAAACACTTGTTATTCCCTCCAATCTATTTAATCTTTTTTCATCTCGTTTATTCTTTTCATCGATAGGTTTTGCAATTATATCTACAACTTTTACTTTATCCATGTTAGCTTGGACTTGTATAGGTCTATCACTTATATCTCCTATAGTTTCTTTCAAGGTTTCACCTAATGAATTAGCGATTTCTTTTACTGTATTATTGCTTACACTATTTATAATTCTAAGATTACTATTATTACTAGCTTCTAATGAAAACTTAGTTGTTTCAGATTGAACAGCCATTTTCATTGCGTTTTGCATTTCTGAAGTTACATCCCTAGCTACGGCATATACTTGTTCAGCTTTATTTTTCATACCAACAATTAAACCTTCGTCCATATATTCTCCATAATCAGTGGTAACTTTTGAAGGCGAATTTATTTTAGCAGTCTTTTTCATTTCTGCATTAACTTGATTAACAAGACTTCTTGCCGCACTAACTGCTCTTGCTGTACCGCTTTGAATACCTTGAGTAACACCGTTAGCCATTTGTTGACCGATTTCTCTTGATTGAGTTCTAGCAACATTTTTCATGCTTATCATTTGTCTTGTAAAGTTGTTTCTTGCTTCTCTTGATTGAGTAGTTATAACTCTTTTCATTGATATCATTTGAGATGTAACCGCATTTCTAGCAAGTGTTATTTGTGTTTTAGATACATTTCTAATTGATATCATTTGAGAAGTTAGTTTATTCCTAGCTTCTGAAATTTGAGTTGATATAACTTTTTTCATACTTATCATTTGTGATGTAACAACATTTCTAGCATTTGTAATTTGATTTCGTATTATATTACTAATAGATAAAAATTGGTTTCTTACTATATTAGAAACATTTAAAGATTGATTTCTAGCTACGTTTGATATACTTACAAATTGATTCCTTGCTATATTTGCACATCCAACTAAACTAGTTCTTAAATTATTCTGCATTGATGTAAATGCTTGAGAAATTGAATTTGAAACATTTTGTGCTGTTGTCTGTAAAGCTGTTAATTGTGTTTGTAATGCTTTTATTTCGTTAGCATCCATACTAGAAAGTTTATTGTTTATTTTGTTACTATTGGAATCTTTGCTAGTATTAAGAGGTTTTTCATTTCCAGTTTTTTCATCAGCATAAGATTCGCCAGTAAACCATTCAGATATTTTTTTTAGAAGTCCTGTTCCACCTTTACTGAAATCTGGTGTAGAGTGTGTTAACCAACTTGTAGCTGCATTCCATAATTCCGTTGCCCTTCCAACAGTTCTAGATTTAAAATTTTCAATTAAGCTATCAATAAAAATATCTGCAAAATTACCAGTTAAGGATTTTATTTCTTCGCTACCTTCTATCCATGTATTCATTACAGAAGCAACTGCCTCTAAAGCGTCATGTATATTGTCTGAATTGTTTTTTATTCCGTCTCTTAATGCATCTAAAATAACTTTACCAGCTTCCTCAACTTCTGGAGCAACATCTTTAACAAATTGAGAAATTTGTTTAATAGCACTTGAAATACCTTCTCTTATATCACCTTTACTTTTTATAATTCCTTGACAAATTTGATGTATAATTTCTTTACCGATAGCTAATACTCTGCTTAATCCACCTTTAGTTATAAAAGTATTAATTCCACTAAAAGCCTGTTGAATTGCTCCTGATATATCTGCATTTCTTATATATCCAAGCATATTGTCTAATGCTTTTTTGAAATTATCAAATGTATATAAGACTTGGCCATCTTCTACAGTGCCTTCTTTATTTCCACTTCTCCAAACACTGAAAAACTCAGCTAATTTTTCAGAAGTAGATTGAATAGCTGGTTTTAAGAACTCAAATCCTTCTATAGCAACGTCTTGCAAAGCAGATGATAAAATTAATAATTTGTTTTTAGTTGTTTCATCCATAGCTTGCGCCATTTTTTCAGATAATCCAGTTACTAAATTTAAATTATCACAATATAATTTGAATTGTTCATCAGATAAACCACATATTTCATTTATTTCATCTAAAGAATCAGATAAACCTAAATTTGTTAAAATTTGTTCTCTAGTCGCTTGATCCATGTTGCCAAATTTTTCTCTTAACTGAGTTAAATTTGCTATTAAGTCTATTTGGCCGGTAGATGCGCTTTTAGCAGACATTCCATATTCTTTTAATACTTTATTAGCTTCCTTAAGTGACATATCTGGATTTAACTTATCAATTATTTCTTGTTTAGAAACAACATCTTTTAACCCTTTAGCACTATCTACTATTCCTTTTGTATTTTCATTAATCATGTCACAAGTAGCACTATAGTCAAAAGCATCATCATTAATTTCTTTATAAGTTAATCCAAGTTCTTTAAATTGCTTTTTCTGAGAATTTGTAGGATTTCTCATTGCATCTAATACACCGAATAAATCTTCAACATTTTTCGATGTTACTTTTGCATCAGAACCTAAAACTTGTAATGCTAAAGCCATATCTTGTGTAGTCATGTTGAATGCAGCACCTAAATATTCTGTTTGACTTAAAACTTCTTTTAAGTTATCTATTCTTTTACTACATTCTTCTCCAGTAACTCCTGCTTCTCCTAAATTTTGATTCCAATAAGAAACTGTTTGAGTAGAGTTTTGTACACTATCAGTTAAACTATCATATGCATCATCTGTAGCATTAACAATTGATAGTAAACCTGTCATACCCGTTTTCCCAGCTAAATCTTTACATGCAGCTGCTTGTTCAACTAAAGGTAATGATTTTAAACTACTTCTTAAATTTCTTAATGTTTTATCTAAGTCAACTGAACCATCTTTCGCAGTAACAAGTCCTATTCCGTATTTATCCATAGCTTTTGCTACGGTTTCAGTAGGTGCACTTAAATTTGCCAACAATGTTCTCATTGCAGTCCCTGCACGACTTCCTTTTATTGATGAATTCGCCATTAGACCGATAGCAACTGATAAATCATCCATAGAAACGCCCAATGTCCCAGCTACTGAACCGGCGTACTTCATTGTTTCCAATTTTTGTGATTAACCATAGGCTCTTTATCCTATGCTCTATATGTTTCCATATAGTTTAGACTATATCTTTCATTATTCAATCTTGAATAAATCACTCCTGTTCGTGGATATTTCACCATGCAAAACTGTTTAGGTTACTTTATCTAGTCGTTACACCTTACTTACATTTCTGTAAAGTCTTGGCTCGGTATTAACATATTGAATATTAATAATCAATACTCAACTTAGCCTTCACCGAATTAAAGAGTTTTTACATGGGCAAAACGTCTACCCATTAATTCAACAGTTGTATTACTACGAGTAATAGTTGCTGCCATATAATCTACGAAATTTGATGCTTGAGATGCAGACATGTTCATTGCAGTTAAACCATCCATTATCTTATATCTAGGCTCTTTATCCTAGAACTCTTATTTTCATAAGAGGATGGGACTATATCATCACCTTCAACTTTACTTGTTAAGGTGTTCGGCGCTCGTGGGAGAAATTATTATTCGCCTATTCATTCTCCTAGTCTCTGAACCTTCCATGTACTTTTATGGCTTTCCATGGCTTGGTTGCTGATTAGCATATTAATTATTAATTTGTAGTATCAATATTAACTTAGCTTTCCAGCAATTCACCGAATGTTTTTTGAATAGTATTTCTACTAAACCGACCAATTTTTTAGTCACGATATCACTGGCAGTGCCGAGTTCAGTGGCACCGATGGTAGTTAAATTTAAAACATCTTGTATTGACGCAAGAGACTCTTGTAATGAAAATCCTGCCATACCCATATAGCTAAAAGCTTCACTCACCTGTACACTGGTGTACCTAGTGGTTGCTCCGTATTGCCTAGTTGTTTCTGTTAAGACTTCAATATCTTTTCCAGTAACACCCATAATTGCTGATACACGAGCCATTGAACTTTCAAATTCAATAGCATCTGCCATTAAGGAACTGAAATCAAAATTAAAATCTGTAACTTGACTAAAACAATCTAAAATAGTATTTGTTGCATTTTGAACTATATCTACAACAGGCTGTAATTTTTCAGATATATTTTGCAAGTTTTCAAAGAAATTCTGTTTACTAGCATCATATAGTTTTGAAAAAGCAGTTATCATTGTAGTTACTGCTGCAACAACTCCAGCCGCAACTGGTCCAACAATTCCACTTAAAGCTTTAAAGGTATTTGAAAATGTTCCAACAATAGAACTCATTTCTCCAAATACTTTGCCAACACCACCTAAATCAGCAAAGGCATTTTTAAGTTCATTTAACTGACCTTCAACTTGGTCAGATTTTAATTCAACTTCTATAACAACTTTTCCATCTGCTGCCATACCCTCACCTCCTTTTTAGGCATAAAAAAAGAACACCGAAGTGTTCTATAAATCAATTAATCTATTAAATCATAATGAGATTCAGATTTTCTAAGATAAGTATTATATTCATCTAAACAATGGCGATAACTTGTATCAAATTTATCTACTCTTTTACTTTGAAAATAAACATAATCGTTATATGCTTTCATAGATTTATTTAAATAATCAAAAGTTATAGCAAAATTATTTTGTTCATCTTTATAACTTTCTTTTAGATTAAGATTTCTTATTTCATTACTTAATCCTTTTGTATTATTAAATATTTTTTTTGATATCTTCCCGCTTATACCACTGTTTATTAACTCTATACTATCATCATAAAGTTTATGATATTTTGAAAAAAGTTTTAATGTTTCACTATCACTTAATACTTGATTTTCTTCAATATTAGAATTTTCTATAGCAACACTGCTTTTTTTATTAGTTATTGCACTAATTGCAGCAATTATTATAGCAATACTTAAAAAAACTATTATTACAATAAAAATGTTTTTCATATTGGACCCCGAGTTTCTTCTCATACTATACTCCCCCCTATAATAATATTATAGTACAAAAACCTAACTATTGTCTTAATAATTCTCTAGGATCTTCACCTTTCAATAGCATTTCTGTTATTAATGCTTGTTTTTCCTTTTCCTCTAATGACTGAGGTAAAGCATAAAGTTTTTTCATTTTTCTATAGAAATTCTTTTGTTGTTTATCTTGTATCTCAGATAAATCAATACTTCTATATTCTAATATTTTTATGAATTTACAATCACTTGATAAAGAATTAAATAATGCTTTAAATTTCCACCAGTGTAATCCTTCAATATCTTGTAAATCAATGTGATAATCATGCATAAATGCACTATAAATGTAAAAATCATCATGTTCAAAGCTATAGATAATTTCATTTTTACTAGAGTTTTCGCTCTTTTCTGAATCTTCGTTAGTACTAATAATTTCTTTCCCACACTTATAAAATAATAACATTTCTTCAACAAATTGATTAATATTATTATTATTAATATATTTAATTGTATCTATTTCATAACCATAATATAGTTGTAGAGCCTCATCTGATTTTTCTTTTTCACTAATATTATTATTTAACATTAACTGTTCAAATAAAATAGAAGTGCGAAAATCCCAGTTAATTGGATATCGCACTCCTTCTATTTCAACTTCAATAGGTAAAAAATCGGTTAAAATACTTATACTCATTAGTTATATTTTTTCTTATTTCTTTCAATAGCTCTACGTTGTTGTCTATTAAGAGAAATTTCTTCCTCTCCGAATACTTTTTCAGAAATAGTAGTAACAGATTTTAATTCTGTTGCAAGTGCTTTATCTTGTTCTAATTTAGCTTTTGTTAATTCCTTTATAGCTGTAGTACATTTCATTAAATTGCATTTACCTGAAAAAATATCATAAGTTTTTTCCTCACCGAACAATTCTTCAAACAAGCCAATTATGCTTTCACAATATTTTCTAGCACTTTCAATAGGAAAATCTTTATCATCTTTAGCTACTTCTGATATTTTATTGTTTGTTTCTGAAAAAACTGATTCAAAAAATTCTTTTTCATCTAAATCTAAAAAATCAAATTCTAATTCCACACCTAATATATTAAATTTTGTATAATCATTCATATTTTAACCTCCCTAATTTTTTTAGTTAGTTACACTTTGATTTTTGTTGGTATCACTTTGAGTTGCTGCTTGAGTTGCTGTAAAAGTTTTTGTTGTAACATTGAAAGTTCCTTGAATAGGATCTCCTATAGCATGTAAAACTCCTTCAACTTTCATCTTTTCTCCACCTTCACCAGAGAATTTTGAAACTTCATTTGCAACTCTAAACTTTCTTGCTTGATAAGTTCCTTCGCTTCCTGATACAGGATCAAACATATCTACACGAACATAATCTCTTTCTGCATCTGTCCCAGTTTCATGATTTCTACCAGTTAAATATAAACTTTTTATTGCTTCTTGTTCCATTATAATTTCAGAAGTATAAGGAAATTGTGTTTCGTATTTTGTTACTGTTGTAGATGATGTTTCATCATTTATGTAACAAGTTGTATCAGTTTGTGCACCTGGTTCTTCGTCTAAACTTTCAACTCCATAACCAAGTAAAGCATATGATGCATCAGTATCTTTTGCTGCAGTATTAAGATAATCTGCAAAATCTTTTCTTTTTAATGCCATAATTTCAACCTCCTATTCAGCTATTTTAGTGTACACTAATTTCATTTGAATAACATAAATTGCTTTATTTGCGCTCATTTGTTCAACATAGCCATGAGTTAATACTTTTATTTGTTCAGCTATTAAAGGATAACTTAACTCAGGTAAAACGCCTTCATTATTTTGAGTTTCTACCCATTCGGCTAATTTTTCATAAAAAGTAATATTTTTCTCATTGTTGTATGCCTCAACACTTTCTCTACTAGTAAAATCAAAAATTAATTGTCGTTCTGTAGAACCATCAATATAAGATTTTAAAATAGTTTCCGAAGGCGAACCATCTACTGAGTAAGTGCCTATTTCATCACCTATGTAATCAGCAGAAATAGGAGATTTATCGTCTATTAGAGGGCATTTTAAGAAAAATTCTATTATTTTATCTGTAATAGTTCTATTTTCTATTTTATCTAAACTAATTGTCATTTACTTGCTTTCCCTCCTATTGTATTTGCAATTTCATTTACTATTGCATCTCCTTCATTAACCCACATACGATTTATCCATTGTTTACCTCTTTTACCACCACGGTTTAAACCTTCTCTACCCATACCTCTGTTAGTATAGTAGTTAATAGCAGCATAAGATTTTGTACCACCATGATAAGGAGCATATACAATGCTTTTTTTGTTTTCTTGAGCAGTATTTTTTAAATCTCCTGATAAATAAGGTACGTATGAGTCAGCTTTTGTTCTTACTAGATTTACGAGTTGTTTTTGCGCTCTATTTAATTTACTTTGATTTACAATTTTGTCATAGTCTATATTAACAGTAACTTTTGCTTTTAAAGTTGCCATTTTACTCACATCCTAGTTCAAAGTGTTTTGTTAATTCACACTTAGTAACATTGATGATTTTAACTACATCATCATAGTTTTTTTGAATATCATTAAACTCTTGAGAATTTGTAATTTCAATGTCATGTATTCCTTTTAAGAGAATATCTTCTCCTTCGTTGAATGTATAATAATTACTTTTATCTTCAAGTTTACTAAATTCTTTAGGACCTATGTAAGTTTTACCTTCATAAGTCCCATAATTTACAAAAACTAATATTTTATTATCTATATCCGCAGATGAACCGGTTGTCTTTAAAAATTTAACTCCTGTAGCTTGTTGCCAATCGATACCCGTTAAATAAGTTCGGTGATAAATGGGTTTTCGATTTTCATCTAAAGATATATTGAATAAAGTTGCACTGTCTTCGTTATATCCGAACACATTTACCACCTAACCTCTCAATTTAACTACTGCTACAGGTAAAAGTTCCTTGATCTCGTTAGTTATATCATAAGCACCGCTAGAACTAACACTTTCATCAAATGTAGTTTTCTTATTTCCTTGAGAAATTGATTTGACACCTCTCACACTTGAATAATTAACTGCATTAGAAATTAAAAGAAACAGAGCAGATTGATACTCTGTTTCTAATTGTTCAGCTGTTATAGTTCTATTAAGTCTATTCTTAAAATAAAGTAATAGCTTTTGAGTAGCAAGTTGTTTATGAATGACTAAACTTGATTCGCTTTCGTTAGGAAACTTTTTTTGTAATATAAAATCCAAGTTAGTCATTTAAAACAACTCCTTTAAAATTTTAACTAAATCTGATTTTGTCAGTGTTGTATAGCCTTTAACTTTTTTTTCTTTAGCTAAATTCTTTAACTCATTATATTTTAAAGAATCTAAATCTATTATTTCGGATTTTTCCTCTGAGTTGTCGATATTTTGAACTAATTCATAACCTTCAGCAATATATTTTTTTGCCTGTTCTATGGTTTCTACTGTTCTATGAACATTTTCTTTTTTTATTTCAAACATGAAAGAATCAAACTAATGACTTTCAGATTGAGTAGGTTTTGCATCTTTTATATTAGCATATACCCCCTCTTTTTTGCTTTCTAATACCCATAAATCATGGTATCTTCTGTAGTCCATAGCCCATGCATTTGCACTTTGGTTAGTTTCAGGGTCAAATATTCTCATGATATCTTGTTTAGTTACTGCTAAAGGTAAATCTAAAGGCATGATTAAAAAGTTAACATCTAATCCAGAAGTTGCTTTAATGTATCCGCCAGTAGTTTGACCACTAGTCGAACCATCATATAATTGTATTGCACTGTATAATCTATTTTGTGGAACTGGTATAATTGGGCATCCATCAATAGCTGGAACTTTAGTGTTTATTCCACCTTGAGAAAAAGATACAGATGCTAATTTACCTAATGCAGCTTCTTCTATAGCTAGTTGTGTATCATAGTTACACATAATAACTAGTGTTCCATTATGGCATTTTTCTCTTAATGTTTTTATACCTTTTTTTATTTTAGCTATAACAGTTGAATTTGCTACAGTATATCCATATTCTACATTTTCATCATTAGCTACACCCATAGCAGTTGTTGCTAATTTACTTAATCTATAAGCATCTACTTCAGGTATAACTTTAGTTCTTTGAAATTCACCCATGATTGTTGTTGCTGTTAATACAAAGTTAGTTTCATCAACATCTTGAGAATCTATTTGGAATTTACGTCCTCTATCTTGTGTCATTGTGTAAGTTTTGTATTCGTATTTGATAGATCCTTTAGTATATCCACTATCAGCTTGTCTGTCATAGTTAGCAAGTCCGTCCATTGATAATTGAGGTATTTTAACTTCTTTACCACCGTTATATTTAACTTGACCTGCATTGGCATCCATCCAGCCTGTCAATGATTCATGTACCATTTGTTTGTCTAATGCATTTTGTAAAATTTGAGCATATGATATTGTGTTAGCCATGCTAAACACCTCCTAATTAATTTATTTTTATGACAAGCCTAAAATTTGATTTACTTGAGCTTGAACAGGATCAACAGAATCTCCATTTCCCCCACCACTAGGATTAAACGGATTATTTGTCATATCAGTTTTAAGGACTTCTTGTCCGTATTCGCTAAATGCATTAGCTAATTTATCTATATTCTGTTTACTGATATCCATATCCTCACCAACTACAAACTCTAAGAAATTTTCGACTTGTTTTGGATATTTCATTTCTGCTAGATAAGTACGACTTTCTTTGATTCTACCTTCATGAGCTAACTTAGCTTCATTCTCTGCATTTTTCTTTTCTGTTGCAGCATTTTTTTCTTCCATTTCTTTAAGTCTTGTTTCCATAGCTTCCATTTGTTCTCTTTGAGCCTTTTGTTCAGGAGTTTCGTATTTTGGAGCAGTTGCCTTTTTTATTTCACTTTCTATAATTCCTGGCATCTTTTTAGTTTTAAAACTTTCAACTCCTTTAGATACTGCACTGTCTAATTGAGATTGGTTATATCCTTGTATTGCTTTATTTGTTTCAAGGATATTTTTATAATCTTCAACAGTTAATTTGTTAACATCAAAAGGTATTTCTTTAACTTCTGCTATTCCATCAATCCCTTTTAAAACTTCAGTAACATCGGCAGTTTCATCTATATCGTTTAATTTTTCTAACAAATCTTTTTTGATTATCATTTTTACCTCTTTCCCCATGAAGTACTAGCCCTCATAGTATTTAAATAAGAATTTAGTCCCTCGAAGTACTAGCCCCCAAAGTACTTAGTTTACCCTCGTTTCGGAGCATAAAAATAAGCCCTCTCGGGCTTTTATTATCTTGTTAATTTATATATTTCGGTAAATATTGTATCTGTGATATATTGTTCATGTACATAAGATTTTTGATTATACTCATTTATCTTATCGTTGTATAATTGAGCTAACTCAAACCAATCTGCATTTTTACACTTTGCTTTGTTGAATATACTGGCTGCTACTTGCTTTTTGCTTTATCCTTAGGGAAACTTTTATATTCGAAAGTATAATAATTTTCATCATCTTCAGATAAATAATAAGTAGCACCATTTAATTTTAGTTTCTTTAAAGGTTTCTGTTTTGGTCTTTTTATTACTTTAACTTCTATAGCATCACAAGGTAATGATACAAAATTAAATAATTTTTCCATTTAATCATCCTTTATGTAATTTCTATTTATTTCCAAATGTATAAACTATCAAGGGACTTTTTACAAGTACCTTAGAATTGATTTTAGAAGGTTGAATTATGTAAACCTATCTTCTATTTCTTTTCCATTTAGTCTTTTTACTTATTCCTTGCATTCTTCTTACATATTCACTAAAACTTTCTACATTCCAATAGCATGGTAACAT